ATCGGCGGTTCCCGCTAATTATTGCCATCAAATCGCCCGTTGGCTGGGCATCAAAAAAGGCTTTAAAAATGGAAAATATCATCAAATTGCGGGAACAAATGGCTACCCTAGCCACTGAAGCCCGTTCACAACTTGATACAATCACAGACGCTACCGATTCAAGCCGTGCTAAAGAAATTGAAGCACGTTTTGACGCTATCATGGTTGACCATGACAAAATCGGCGCGACTGTTGAGCGTGAAGTAAAACTGGCAGATGCTGAAGCCCGTGCAATCGAAGCCCGCCGCCCTAATGCTGGTGAAGCTGTTGCTGTTGCAGAAGCCCGCAAGTCTACTCCAGAATACAAAGAAGTATTTGAAAAGCAGTTGCGTTTCGGTTCTGCTGAGCTTGATTCTGAAGAGCGTTCAATCTTGTTATCTGGCAAAGTCGAAGGCCGAGCGCAGTCTACTGCTCCAGGTTCTGCTGGTGGTTTCACAGTACCAGAAGGTTTCAGCGGTCAGATTGATCAGCAGATGGCAACTTGGGGGCCGATGTGGGATGCCGCTATCGTTCGCGAATTGTCTACTTCTACTGGTAACGCTCTGCCTTGGCCTACAGTGAATGACACCGACAAGTCTGGTCGTCTCAAAGCTGAAAATGCTTCTGTTGATGATGATGGTTCTGATGATGTTGTTTTCTCTGAGAAGGTTCTGAATTCTTACGTTTTCGATACTGGCATGGTTCGCGTTCCTATCGAATTGCTGCAAGATTCTGCTTTCAACATTGAAGCACTGATGGGTGATTTGTTCGGTGAGCGTTTAGGCCGAGCTGCTAACACTGCTCTGACTACAGGCACCGGCACAAACCAGCCTAACGGCATCGTAACTGCTTCTGGCTTGGGTCTGACTTCTGCCGCTGTTGCTGCTGTTACATCTGACGAGCTTATCGATCTGTTCCACAGTGTTGATCCTGCTTATCGTATGTCTCCAAAATGTCGTTGGATGTTTAACGATTCTACTTTGGCAGCTATCCGCAAGCTTAAAGATGGTCAAGGCAACTACCTCTGGACCATGGGCGATGTTCGCACCGGTGAGCCAGATCAGTTCCTTGGCAAGCAATACAGCGTAAACCAAGCGATGGCCTCTTTGGGCACTGGCAACAAGCCTGTAATCTTTGGTGACCTGTCGCGTTACGTAGTCCGTAAGGTTCTGGGTTACCAGATGCTTACATTGCGCGAGCGTTATGCTGAAAACTTCCAAGTTGGCATGGTTGGCTTTAAGCGTTTTGACGGTGATTTGCTTAATGCAAACGCAGTCAAGCACTTGATCAACGCCTAAATAATAGCGCCCAGAAATGGGCGCTTTTTTAAAGGATTTAAAGCAATGCTTATCAAATTATTAGTCAGCCGAGCGGGTGTTAATTTTTCACAAACCGCTGGTGATATTGTAGAAGTGGAAAACGCCGAGGCACTGCGCATGATTAGCGCTGGTCAGGCTGAAGCTTCAAAGAAAGAAACAATTGTTGAAACCGCAACCAAAAAAATCAAAGGTAAAAAATGAGCCTTCTAGTAACGTTAATTACAGCAGCCGCAGCGCAACCCGTTAGTGTCGCTGAGTGCAAATCCGATTTACGGATTGACGCAGGCGTTACTATTGAAGACGATTTGATATCTGATTACATCGACGCGGCTGCGCGGTACTGCTCCGAAGTTACGGGCCGAAAGCTTATTTCCGAAACCTGGAAATATGGCATCGGAAACGAGCCGGGTAAATTTGTCGCGACTCCGTTTAAGCCGGTGTTTAATTCGTTTCAGCCGATTGAGTTACCGTTTACTCCGGCATCTGCGATCGTGGAAGTTCAGTATTTCGATGCTGATAACGTTTCGCAGGTTTTAAACCTAGCTGATTTCTACCTGTACAACTATGACCAAAGCTCTGTTTTAGCGCCGGTCCTGAATTACCAGTGGCCGCCATTCTATGAGCGACGAGACGCCCTGAACATCACGTTCACGACAGGCTACGGCGCAACCGGTGCTGACGTACCAAGTAACATCAAACGCGCCATACGGTTGCTGGTGGCGCACTGGTATGAACAGCGAATGGCTGTCACTGTTGGGCAGTCTGCCATGCCTATTCCGTTCGGTGTTGACGCGATGTTAAACGTGGACCGCACCGGCTGGGTGGCATAATGTTTAGGCCTGGCGAGCTAGATCAACGCGTTACAGTGCAGCGCCAGACGCTGACGCAAGATGGACTCGGTGGCGATACGTTAGCGTGGGTTGATCAGGGCGCGTACTGGTGCCATGTACGGCCATTGTCGGGGCGTGAGTCTACAGGGTTTGACCAATTGCAGGGTGAGGCGGCTTATATGTTCGTTTTCCGCAATGGTATTTCATTGCTGGATTCTGACAGACTAGACTGGCAGGGCGATCAGTTTAACATTACATTGAGAAAGCAGCCGAAAAGCCGGGCGCTTTACATTGAAGTGACGGCCGAGCGTGGCGTGGCGCAATGAATGAGAAAGGCGGCGTCGAGCTTTTAGGGCTTAATGAAATCAATGATATACTGAAAACATTGATTCCGCGTGAAGCAAACAATCTATCGAAAAATATGATTGCAGGCTTTGCCCAGTATGCCGCCAAGAAGTTTAAAGCACGTGTGCCAAGTGAGACCGGAAACCTGAAGCGATCAATTAAGGCAGTAAAAGGCCGATCATTTCCGGGCAAGCCTATATCATACGTCAAGGCATCAAAAGGCAAGCGTACAAAAGGCGGCGGTTTCTATTGGCGGTTTGTCGAGCACGGCACAGGTGGCAAGAATCCACAGCGGGCGCGGCCATTTGTGGAGCCAGTATTACTGCAAATGAAAGCCGATATGCCAAAACTAACAGATGAGATATTCACCAAAAAGCTTGCCGGTGCTGTTAAGCGGGCCAAAAAAAGGATAGCGAAACGTGGCTAGTTTTGAAACAGCAGTACAAAAAGCGATATATGAAAAACTTGTCGCAAATGCTGATATAATCAGCAACGCAATACCGGTATATGATGCAGTGCCGCAACCCGTTACGGTTGAGAATACGGACTTTCCATACATCGTTATTGGTGAAGATAGCCACGCGGCGCTTGATACCGACACCGAAAATATGAATATGGTTTCTATTACCATTCATACGTGGAGTCGATACCGAGGCCGAGCAGAAACTAAAGAAATACAAGGTTATATTTACAACAGTTTACAGCGGGCGGCACTTAGTCAGCCAGGCTTTAAATTTGTAACTATAATGCAAACAGCATCTGAGTCGTTTTTGGACTCTGACGGTTTGACCCGCCATGGTGTTCAAACATTTACTTTAATAATCGAGGAGATTTAACATGGCCGCAGCAGCTTCACGTGACCTAATCATTAAGAAGAACGCCGTACGCTGGTTGGGCATTACGTCCAAAGGCGTTAGCATTGCAAAAGAAGCGATCGACATTACTTCCGATGAAGATAATGGCTACCGTACCTTGCTGGATGACGTCGGCAGTAAAACCCTGGACATTAGTTTCAGCGGCGTTACTAAAGACACCACTATCCGCACGCTTATTAACACTGATGGCTCGCAACTGTATACAGATATTACTGTTGAGTTTCCACCAGTTGGCGCGCAGACTACTGGCGACACCATTAGTGGTAGTTTCTTTTTGAACAGCGTTAGCGAAACTGGCGGCGATTCAAACGGAACGATTAGTTTTGACGGTGCTTTGCAGTCGTCGGGCGAATGGACTTACACGGCGGGCGCTTAATGTTTGACGGACTAGACGTTGAGTTTGAAGGCAAAAAAGGCCGCGTCGATGCCCGTCGCATTATTGAGCTGCTTTCTGTTTTAGAGAGCAGCGCAAGCGACCCGAATCGAGTGCGCGAGGAAGAGCCAGAAACTTTTAACATGGGCCGAAATAAAGTGGCCATTGTTTATAATAAGATTCTGCGCTTTGCCGGCATCAATGTTTTCGATATGGATGTTGCCGTAAAGCTGCGCTCTGATGTTGATTTTGTTAAAACAGCATACAGCGACATAGGCCAGATATTAACGGCACTACGACCGCCTGAAGATTACGCGCCGCAGGTTGAACAAAACCCAAAGCCAAAAGCCAAAGCTCAAAAAAAGAAAAGCGCGGAACAGTAGAAATTGCTTTTATAGCCGCCATTCAGATGGGGATGAACCCGTCTGATTTTTGGGCAATGCGGCCTTGTGAGTTTTGGTGGTGGATGAAGGCGAAAAACCCTGACGCATTTAAAGAGCCTCAAAAAGCACGACTACTTAGATTATTAGAGGACGGTTTTTAATGGCCAACGAAGCAGATATATTAGTTAGGTTTGGCGCTGATGTTGGGCCATTAAAAAAGGGCGCAAAGGACGCGTCAACCAGTTTAGACAAAGTTGGCACCGCTGCAAAAGCTGGCGGTGTTGGTTTAGCAAAGCTTGGCACCGCTGCGGCAGCCGCCGGCGTGGCGTTCTTGGCATTCTCAAAGCTTGTCGGCGATAACGTTAACGAGTTAAAGAACCAAGCTACAGTAGCCAACACTTCAATAACAGCTTTCAAAGATTTGGCATTTGCTGCAAAAAGCGTGGGTGTTGAGCAGGATACCCTTGCTGATATTCTGAAAGACGTTAATGACAAGATCGGCGATTTCGTCCAGACCGGCGCAGGCCCGATGGTTGATTTCTTTGAAAAGATCGGCCCGATGGTTGGCGTTACTGCTGACAACTTCAAAGATTTAAGCGGCGACCAAGCCCTAAAACTGTACGTCGATTCTCTAAATAGCGCAAACCTGTCACAAGCTGACATGGTTTTCTACATGGAAGCCATCGCCAGCGATGCCACAAAGCTTTTACCATTATACGCTGACCAAAGCGCAGAGCTTGACAGGCTAGCAAAGAAATATTCAGACGTTAATGATCAGCTAGCTTTAACTGCCAACCAAGCCGATGCACTTGGCGACATGAAAGAGTCATTTGATCTTTTGGGCGTTACCGCCGGCAATGCTGGCACGCAAATAATAAGCACGTTTGCTGAGCCTATAACTGATTTTTTAGAAACTACTA